TTATGAAACAACCTTCTTTCTTACTTTTCCAGCGGATAGAATATTATCAATGTTAAATGTTCGCACTTGTTTACGATAAAAGCAATAGGCTAAAATACTATTTTCCTTTATCTCCAATACACGTACGTAGCGCTCAGTTACTTGATTATTGCTATCCATATAAAAGATGATGATCTTTTGCTTGTTATCTAATGAATTTTTAAATAAGCCTAACATGATTACACCACCTTAGAACGTTCGTTCTTATTATATCACAAAACAGAACTAACGTGCGTGTTATTTTATGGGAAAATAGATAACTTTTAACTAAAACCTATTTACTTTTTTAAATAGATATAGTATAATTAAATTATAGAAAGGAGGTCAACGAGTGGATGTTGAAAAGATTTTAGGTCTAATCGCTATAATAGCTGGAATCATTAAGGCTTTAACATCAAGTGCAAAAGACATACATGACATAGCGAAAGACCGAAAAAAGAAGAAGCGACGCTCTCCAGGCAAGAAGAAACGTCGCAAATAACCTAAGAGAGGGGAAGAAATTCCCCTTCTCAATAAAATTATACCACATCCACTATAAAATTATGCTAAAAAAATTCGGTTATACTAATATCATGATGCTGTTAATAGGCGCGGTTATTTTATATTATTTCGTGGATTTTGGACAACCATCTAAGTATGACATTATTATAATTGTACTATTTGCTCTAACAATCCTAATCCATGTATTTAGGATTATCTTGCTTATCATTTCCCATAGAAAGGGGCGATAAGAATATGAAATACCAGTTTGATTCAAATGCAGATCTTCTTCGATTTTTAAACGAAAACTTATTATCGACTATTGAAACGGCTGAAGTATTAGGAGTTTCTAAAGCTAGGGTTGGTCATTTAGTAAAATCAGGGAAGTTACAGCCTGCAAAAGAGCAGCCAAAGGTGTTTTTGAAGAGTGTTGTTCTGGATAAAAAGAAAGAGTTAGAAGAACTTAGAAGAAAGTACAGGCCATATGATGAATAGCGCTTATACCAATATTTTTTAACACCACCTCCTCGTAGCTCATTTCGATTATAGTTACAGGAAAAGAAAAATCACCAGATAGAGGTTTTTTCTTTTCCTGTTGTTTAAAAATTTTTTCAAAAAAGAATTTGAAATTGGACTATATTACCATTGATTTTCACCCTGTATATTGTTTATAATAAAGAAAAATAACAAGGGGCACTAATGCTAATTCCATCATCAAATGGATACAGTGTTTTTGCCCTATCTTTCTATTTTGGGGATTTTTGTTTTCCCATTTAATATAAAATCATATGCTGTTACAATTCTTCTAATTGGAGTAATTATAGGTGATTTTCCTACATTTGGCAACAAGTTTTCTACCACTTCTTCTACATAATTCTTCAATTCATTTTCTTCTATATTTTTTATATTGTAAACAACCACATCGATTTCTTTAGGTTTTCCAAAACCAAAATTTTTTATCTCAGAAATGGAATTAGCGGTAATCTGATGTGATTTATTTATGGTAGTTATACAGCAATCAATTTTCCCATGACTATCTATTCTCGTATATATTTTATCTTTTTCTGATCTAGTTAAGTCTAATTCTTCAATTTCTACATCATTTATGTACTTTAGAAATGGAATTCGAGCATTAGAAGGGTTTCTTGCAACAAAACTTAATGCAACCTCTGGCATAAATTCGTTCTTATCAAAAAAATAATCTTTTAAATAAGTAACTAAATTAGGCATTTTAAAGATTGTAGCTTTATCTCCGATCGCTAAAACTATTGGTTTACCCGCATTAATTCTACTTTCTATACTTTCTAGCTCATAGGGAGTTAATAGAACACTTTCTAAAGCACCATTTTTACCTTTTGCGACAACTAGTTTTTTTATGACTTGGTTATATTTCCTTACATGATAAGGAGATAAACCCTGATTAATTTTACTGAGTTTCTCAAACAATTTAGAATAATTATCTGTTTTTAACAGAGTATAATTCCAACCATATGTATATTCTCTAACTTGCTTTTCTACTATATTAGGCTCACCTTCTTCTCTTTCGACTACAATTATTCTTTGTGCAGATTTTCTGGAGTCTTCATTTGGTAGTTGCGATGCAAAATCTGAAATTAAGTTTTGTACGTTTACATCCTTTAAACTATAACCAATAAATATAATAGGAGAGTTAACCATAGCAGATATCAACTTAGCACTTATTAAAATTTTATTTTTATCATATAATGCATAGTCTTCCTTTGTTATAACTATAGAATTGCATTCTTCTACACTTCCATGAATCTTATATAATTCTGCCCAACCCTCTGTATCATTAAAAAAGCCACTATTATTGTTATATACTTTAAGTTCTTCTTTGCCACCTTTAGAATATACATCTTCAATAAAATTGTCATAATTAGTAGTTACAATTATTTGCGCTTTCTTCAACACCTGCTCGAATAAAGTTAACTCCGACTTCATTTCACTTTTTATATTATACGTTTTAAATCTGTTAGATAATGAATATTTGAATGCAGAAATATCCTGATGATAAGCTTTTTGATAGTCTAATCCTGACACTTTAACATTTCCATTTAAAAATTCTTCATTATACTTTTCTGATATATACTGCGCTACTGAAATATTTGTCTCAAATTCTAAACGATCTTTATTATATTCTGGATGTTCTTTTCTTATATCTTTGGATAATGTGCTTAAAAAACTATAAAAATTTCTAGATTTTCCAATAGAATTCCAATACTCCTGCAGAAGCTCTTCCCATGTAGGAAAATCCGCCAAATATCTTTTAGACATTCCAGAACCAATAAATATTATAGGGTATTCATTATTTTTAATAAGCTGATCTAATATATGCATCAAATCACTCCGTAAACATAAATTTTCATGCTTACATAATTCGACATAACATCGCTGAAATCCTTTAAATTGGGTTTAATTTATAAAATCCCCTCTAAATTAAATAAATTAGAGAGGATTATTTCTTTTAATACACGTCTTTCTTACGCACCCAAGACATAATACCATCCAGTAACACACGATCTGATTTAACTTGTTTAACCGTGTATGAGTTACCCTTAACAAAGCTTGCAATCGATTCGCCAGTCGCAAATTTGCTTGCGGATTTTTTGACCGTTACTTTTTGGCCAACAGAAAATGATTTTGGTTTGCTGTATACGGCAGATTTACCGGTCAATCGTCTGTTTACCTCTTTTTTAACTTTATTATAAACGGATGAACTAACACCTAACGACTTACGCCTATTAGCATGTCCATTACCATGCTTGCCGTCAATGACTTCTTGCGCCATTTTAGCAATTGACTTACCTTTGGGTTTAGATGCTGTTTTAATGCCTGATCTACGGTTAACCTCTTTTCGTACCTTGTCATACTCAGCTTGAGTAATCCCTAATGATTTACGTCTAGCGTCATGACCGTTGCCATGTTTACCAGCAATAACTTCGTCTGCCATTTTAGAGATGGATTTACTTGCTCGTTTGCTAGGTTTAGATGGTTTAGCTTGTCCTCTGATACCAAAATAACCAGCAATGGCATCAGCTAAAGCCTTACCTGCTTGCTCCAGATTATCGTCATCACGCATTACCTTAATATCAATCGTAGAATCCATAAAGCCACCTTCAATGAGAATAGCGGGCATCCTCGATTCCCGTACCATATGAAGGTTTGCTGTTTTTATGCCTCTATCACGCAAACCCATTACGCCAACAATGCTAGGGTGTATAGCTTTTGCTAAAGCTAACCCTGTAGATGCACCAGGATAGTAATAGGTTTCTGTACCTCCCCAGTTGCCCCAGCGACCATTATTCGCATTATGGTGATAAGAGATTAAAATATCTGCACCCCAATTATTTGCTTTGTTTGTCCTAGTTGTTAATGGTACATCTGTCTTTCCAGTCGGATCATCAAGTCTTAGTACATCAATGCCATACTTTTTTAAATGTCTTACAGCTGCAGTAACTACCTTGTTGTTAAATGACCACTCTCTTTCGCCTGCTGGAGTCCTTTTCCCAGGCGTATGCACACCGTGTCCTGCTCCAATTGCTACCTTTGCCATTATTAAACCTCTCCTTTATTTGTAATATAAAAAAGGCACCCGAATGAGCGCCTTAATCAACGTTTTTCTCTTTTAACTGATCATCGTCATAGTCGCTAAATCGACCTTGGAAAATATTTATTGCTTTACGGATCGGACTTGGAATAGGCAAGCTTAATCTACCTGCGTTTTCCAGGATTGATACCAGCTCATTTACAATGTAAAAATAAATAGTGGCTGTCATTACAAAAGCATCAATCTCCGTTGCATCAATCAGCACTAGATCAATTACGTGTGCTGTGGCAACCATTGCAAAAATAAATACCTTTTTTCCAATACCCCAAAATCCAACTCTACTTGATAACTTACCCTCATATGCACTTGCTGCTATACCTGTTATATAATCCAATACAACAAACACTACTAAAGCTATTAGCGACACTGTCCAACCTCCATATAAAAATGCAAAAACGACAGATGCCACTGCCGTTGATGTTTTTGCCATATTAATAATCATGTCTACCATCATGTACCTCCTGTTTTTGGTATTAAAAAAGCACCTCGTTTGAGATGCTTTGATATTTTATAAAATTATTCACTTAACTTGTTTAAGATAAATTCATCCGATTCAATATCCATCTTTAAATTATTTATTTCACTATCAATTTCTCCTAGCAAATATAAGTCTTGTGATAGTATTCGTATAAGCATTAACTTATTTTGAGCCATGTTTACACCCCTCATCAAACATTATTCCTGCGGTGCTACTGGTAAATCTTTATTTAATGGTTTTACGAATCCGCATATCGTTTCATCCTGTCGCGTGTCTGTGATTTTGTATGCCATATATGGATCCGGATCCGGCTCAACAGTAGCTATTGACAATTCATATACCTCCGTATTCCTAATTAGGGGCGGGTATTTGCCGTGTTCTTCTTTTTTCACTACCTTAATATTGCCTGTCTTCAAATCTAACTGGACAACATATCTATACATTTTGCCATCTCTTACTCCTGATACATCGTGACTAATATTATTTTCTTCGTAATAATAAGGGAGACCACCTATAATCGCATTTCCACTTGATAAACCTATATAATTAGCTGTTGAAAAAGATGGCTCAAGCCCACCTTCAAAAATCCCATCGGATAGTTTCAAGCCACCATTTATGATCGTATTTGCTTCTTCTAATTCATACTCAATTTCTTGCAATCCTTCTTTGGTAACCATCTCATGCCATTTATTCCAACCACTAGTTGTTTTCCCCCTATAGAAAGCTCTATATCCATCACTAGTTATTGCAAATTGTGAAGCATAATCACTACTTCTTTGAAGATGATAACCATAAAATGCCATGCCTGTACTAAATGGCTTTGTTCCACCTGTAAAACCATAAAATCCTGTTTTATTAACAGTATCAAAATTTGCAGATAGAGCATTAGCACCTATACCATAGTCTTTTATCCAATCCATTACATTGTTCACTTTATCTAATGAACCTTCAGTTGTTTCAACATCTTTTCCACCAATAGTAAAAACTCCATTATTATAGCGATGCCCAAGAACAGCTCTTTGTTCCCATGTTCCATCAGCATTAGCCCATATTTCTAAATCTCCATTCGTATTATAGACAAACTTAAATCTAGGATCATCTTCATTATTAGGATGGTTTATAACTAGCTCTTTTGTTCTTACATTTCCATCTACACCTAAATCGCCATCCATAGTATCTCCGGACTTTTTAACTTGTTTTACATTATCAACATTGCTTAAACCTACTTGTTCTTTGGTTACATTGTGAGGATTACTGGTGTTGTTGACATGAGAATCAAATTCAACTTTCGATGCTTGTTTTATATTATCAACATCTCCAAGACCTATATCTGCTTTAGAAGGAGTAGGAGCTAGTTTCTCAATAGCTTGTTTTGTACGTAATGGTGTCATGAAACTGTGATTATGGCTACCAGTTTCTGCTTGTGACTGAGTAGATGTTCCATAATTATCAACATTCCCAAGTCCTATTTGTGATTTCGTAACATTATGTGGATTACCTTTGTGTCTAGCATGGCTAGCTACTAATTCTAATTGCTCTTTTGTAGCAATTTCTTCCCAATTAGTCCAAGTGCCACTCCACTGGCTTCTAAAAAAAAATCTACTTTCTGCTCTTGAATATCTACATATTGCCAATTGTGAGCCAGCACTGTTATTTCTCATTGAAGAAAATACTTGTGTAAAAGTATTTTCAGGAACATTTGCAGTATTTTCATCAGCAGTATAAAAACCAGATTTATTAATATTATTTAAGTCTGATACATAAAGACCTTCATCATCTTTTATTCCAAAGCTTGATAACCAATCTTTTTGCACAACTTCATGCCATTCTTGCCATTTTCCTAGATTCTTAGTTCTAAAAAACGCTTTATTTGTTCCACCACGCATTACAAATTGAGCTGCCCAATCAATGCTTCTTTCTAAATGATAACCATAATATGCGCCATCTGAAGTAGGGGTATTTTCTGTAAACACATAAAAACCTGTTTTATTAACTACATTTGGGTCAATGTGCTGAAGAGACGTTCCAATACTATAATTCTTAACCCATTTTTTAACTTCATTTGCTTTTTCTTGTGCACCTGAAGGCGTTTCCTGTTTAACGTTATCAACATTCCCAAGCCCTACTTGATTCTTCGTTACTCCATGTGGGTTTTCTTTATTTCCAGCATGCTCCCCTATTGTTTTATGTGCTTCATCAATGCCAATTTCCCATCGATTTGCATCATCCTCAGTAACAACGTCATCAAATTCCCATGACTTTTTGTCAAAAACCAATTCTACCCCTCCCTTACTTCAAATGATTGTAGTATGACGGTATCTGAAGTAATCGGTACAACTACGTCATTTGTACTTATTACTTCACCATCTTCATCCAATAAATCAATTACCGTAATCGTGTCAATACTTCCATGTTTCACTAATATTTCCATGGATACACAACAGCCCTGTACTTCTTTAACAACAAAATCATTGATTACATACGAGTTATTTAGTCTGACACTTGTTATTTGTTGTTCAATATATCTTGCTAAATCGTTTATAAAAGATTGCTTAATCAAAAATGGCCACCTCATTTTCCCTATCAGCCCATGGAGTATTGCCTAAATTCCATGTTGTTCCAAGCCTTGTATTTCGAGTTAAGACCTGTTTTTTACCTGTTTCTTTTAATAATAATGGTTCTATAATTGACGTTTCTTGTTGATAGATTATATTGGCTGGTTTAACTGTATTTACCGTATACTCCATTTCTCGGAACAGAAAAGCATCGTCAATGCTGGTTGTTACAGTTAAAATAAATTCCTCTGGATTAACGGTTACATCCGACCTTCCAACACCAAGTAAAGTATCTAACTGTTTCTGTAAATAACGTTTTGTAAATGGTGGCTTTGTTTGATAACGATTTAATATTCTTATTCGTCGATTCTCTAATGATTCAGTAGATGGATCCGCAATAATGTTAAGCATTTTCTCCCGACGCTCAATTGCTTTTAATGTAGCTGTTTCAATAAACTGATCATCTAGTGTTTTATCAATATTCTCAGCTAGTAGATTAAACTCAAGTTTTTCTGTTTCGGTTAATGCCTGAAATTCTCGAATACCATGTAATAGATCAGGAAGACGGCTAAGAAGTCGATTCATATAGAAACACCCCTTCTAGCATTGGAATATTCGTAGATTCAATCTCAATGTTGGCATCCTGTCCATTTAAAAGTGTATTTGAAACATCTAGCACACCTGATACATTTAATATCCTTGCTTCAATTTGACTTGTCCTGACTACCAAATTCATATCATTCTCCCATGTTTTTCGTAAATCCATCATATATTTCTCGCAAATTTCTTTGATGTTATCTTCTACGCTTCGGACTGACACCCCACGTTCTAGCGCCAAAGATGTTTGAATTTCTATTGGAGTCTCTTCTACTGCCTCAATGGTCACTACATGCCCAATTGGAGCAACACCTATTCCTTGTCCTTTATTTACTTCTGGATCCATAGTTTCCTGAATAGATGAGACCAGTTCTTTTGATGGCTTTAAGTAGTCTGCACCAATAAACACGCATTTTACTGTACCACCACCATTCCAAGTAGGGAAAACTTTCGTTCCACCGACTCCTGTTATTGAATTAATTTTGTGACGGTAATCAGCTATATTCCCACCAAATGCAGGTTCATTAACCATTTGATAATGACGCGTTCTTAATGATTCATCTGATTCTTCATCTTCACCAGCTGCAATGATATCTGTCATGATGGCACGCTCTAACCCAGGAATAGTGTTTAATGATAAAAGAGCACCACTCGGTAGGTTTCCTTTCACTCCCAATTCTTCACAAGTTAATGAAAATTGCCCTGCAGATATCCTTTCTGTTGCCATATAGTGCAAATCATCAATAAAAAAACGACTTCCTATTGGTATATCAAAAGGCGTGTCGTCTTCTCCATAGAATAATCCTCTTTTTACTGCTGCTGTTGCTCGCTTTCTATTAATCCCAAATTCCGCTGTACGTCTTTCCAGGTATTCTCCTTCTGCAGTATCTAAAAATGCTAAAGTTGGGATTTGATTCATCCAAATATAACTCACCGCAAGTTCAGCTGCTGCAGGAGCAAGAGCGTTCCATATTACACTATTTTCACGCTTATCTATATTAGCAGGAACACGTTCAAGCATGCGCTCTAGTATAGCTTCATAGCTTTGTTCTTCTTCCAAACTAAAGCACCTCCTCTACTTCTATTTCTCCATCGATGGAGGTAACTGTAAATTTAACATGTATTTCTTCTCCAATTCTTTTTAGTTCAAAATCACCAACACTACTTATTCGTTCATCATAGATAAGCGCTTCTTCTACAAGTCTTGGAATCTCCATTTCAATGAAATCTACGCTGACTTCTTTATCTGATAGCAATTCATCTATTTCTGAACCAATCTCATCTGAATAGATAGAGTGTGCAAATCTAGGAGTACGTATGGCCATATAAATGTATTGTTGTATAGCTTCTAATCCATATATTATTTCATTCGTTACTTCCCCTTTTTCAAAATCAATACGATAAGTACGTGATGTCTCCTCTTTCAATTCATCTTCTGTAAAATCTTCAAAATCAAGTTCTGGTGACAGCATTTTTTCACCACCTAGAATTTATCAATAATAAAAAATGATTGCCCTCCTTGAATAACAGCAACCATCACCTTATCACCTGTTTGCAAAGCATTTGAGAACTGAATCGTTGCTTTTTTAAGTGTAATTGAATGAATGTTGTGAGCATGTTCAGGATCTCCCGCTAAGGTCATTTTTTCTCCTACACTTCCTGTTGATATTGTTGCAGTTCTTGTATGCTGTGTTAGATGTCGAGCGACATGAATAAAATCGCTAGGAATAATTAATTTATCATTTTGTTTCAAACGTAATTGAACTGGTGATGTAGAATGAATAACACCTTCAACGAATTGCAATGGTTTACTTGCATCTACAGCTTCTTTTGCCATCTTTTTAATTGTTTGCCCTATACTCATCACAAGACCGCCCTTGTATTTCTTTGAATTAATTTCAATTTCATATCGTGATAATCACCTTTAAAATAATGTGTGTCAGTATCAACAAAACGAGTACCCTTCACACCTATTTCATTTTCTACTACATAAATTGGCTGTCCACTGATTATTTCAGGTATTCCTATTGCAGTAACTTCTAAATTCTTTTGAATACCCTTTTTCTCATTAAGAAGGCTATTGGCTCGTGTATTTAACTGCGCTTGATTAATTTTATCCGTAACTCTTTCAAAATGTTGCAGCACCCCAAATTTTTTACGACCACTTTTATCTGATACAGTCACGGAAATTGTTCTATTATCATCTCCACTAACCAATTTAACTTGGGTAGCTGTTTCCTCAATAGAAGTAGCATAATTATAATCAATTAAGTTTACCCCTGTTTCCAATACCCATTGATTACTAGAAATTTTTTGTTCACTTAGTACAAGTTTTCCTTTCTCGGAATAGAGATTATACCGTTTTCCGCTTTGCTTTTCAGTATTAACTAAAGCTCTTAAAGCAATATCATACAATGTCGTTTCATTTGTATGAACCTCGTTTAAAACTACCCCTGTATTTGAAACCACACGGTATGGTATTTGAAAGTCACGACAAATACGGCTAATAATTTGATCTGCTCGTCGATTATTGAATACATACACATCTTTATTAACCAGTAAATACTGCAACATATCATATGCCACTAAATTTAATAGTCCACTTTTGGATTTGTTCTTGCTAAAAACAGTTCCTCGAAATAATTCTTTTCCTTTCCATTTAAAAAGAACCGTATTTCCTTCTTCAATTTTTGTATATTGTAAACCGCCTTTATCTGTATAAAGAATGTTGGCCATTATTTTTCTTGCTGCTTTATATCTTTGACCAGACCACGTAATGGACTGAGTAGGTATTTCTACCATTTCACCGGTTTTCACTAAAAATAGTTCAATCACAACATAAACACCTTCTTTACAAGGATTTATCAAGGAATGCGTAGCCGTTGGCCTGGATAAATCCAGTGGCCTGGTTGTCTAAGGTTCCTTTTATCCCGTTTCACCATCATGGATTTATTAGCATTCCATATCTTTCTCCACTTTAGGCTGTTACCATAATATTTTCTAGATAAATCCCATAAGGTATCTCCACGCCTTACAGTATGGGTTCTTGGTTTCGGCCTTGGATTCGGTCTTTTTGGCTTCTTCGGTATTTTGACTTTGATTTTTCGAACAGATACAAACTTGTATTCTTTTAAAGTAAGATCATAATAGATGTCCTCGACTGATCCGCCTTCTTCTCGGTAATTAAAGTTTTCAATAGATACCGGAACGTTAATTTTCGTCTTGGTCACTACTAAACGAAGTGGTTTCTTTGACTTTTGCCATCTATCAATTTTTTGAACGTTTTCCCAAGGAGTTGGAAAGGTTTTATAATCTACTATTGGTGTTTGATGCTTAGGAAAAAATGATGACAATTGAATCTTTTTAGGCGCAGGATCCTGAATGACAGTTACCTCACCTAAATTAGATATATCAATGGCTTCATTTTTATTTCCAATAGATAAAGAAAGAGATGAAGGAAGTACTGGTAATCTTAACCTATCCTTATTATCAGCTGTTGATATCCATATTTCATAAATACTTTTAGTCATAAACTACCAGTTCTCCCCCCTCATTGTATTCTTCATCAAGTAATTCCTCGATGACTCGTTTAACTTTGTTTGTTAATTTATTCATGTCAGAATCACCATTAAAGTGATTGTCACCAGTAATTTGAATAATGATATCCCGTATGCTACCAGCTGACTTAGAGCTTTTACTTCTTGTTCCGATAGCAGCTGATACTTGATTAGATGCCACTCGTTTGCTTTCTCTATGTGACAGAACTTCTGAACCTCTTGGTAAATTAACAAGCTCAGGACCACGTTCACCTACCCAAGCTGTTTCTGCACTTCTCAAAGGTCCTTTTGTTCCTTTCCAATAACCACGATAAGCACCACCGGAAGCCATAGATTTTATCCCAGGAACATTAAATACATTACCGTATCTGCTTTTAATGTAGTTTATTGCAGCTACAGCGTTATGAACAGGATTAAAAATATCGTTTAATCCTTTCCCCTTAAATGCGTTGAAAGTTGGTCCTATTGTTTGCATAAGCCCCTTTGATGGTATACCGCGCTTTGCGTTAATATCCCAGTTATTTTGCGCCTTTGGATTACCACCAGATTCCTTTTGCGCAATTACACTCAGCGGCCCTAACCATGACGATGGAACACCTGTAATCATCATAGCTGCTTGAATCCACTCACTAATGTTTCCACCAATAGACCCCATCCCAGCAAATGCCGAAGCCAGAGACCCTGCCTGTTTTTCGGCAAACTCCTTAATATCCACATCACCAAGCCCTTTAACAATACCAAGTGAAGCAAACTTTCCTAATTGAGCCATAACCCTTGAAGGTGAATGAATACCCAACTCTTGTTTAAATGTTTTTTCTACTTGTTTGGCCAAATACTTTGAAGCTTCTCTAACTTGGTCACCTTTTGACCTCAATCCAGATATGAATTCAGATGCAGTACCTGAGCCCCAACTACTTCCTTTTGCTTTTGTTTCATTAAAAGGAGTATGAACATTAGTGAATAGATAAGGTTTTGTTCCAGTATGTGTTGCATTTTGACCAGATCTAAATCCAGCGACTGTACCTGATCCCCACTGCGGGGCTCCACCTTCTATTACTTTAAAAGGAGATTTAACCTGTCTGTTTAGATAAGCTGTTGTATTGGTTGGTGTTGCATTTTGACCAGAAGAAAACGACGTGACAGTGTTAGTACCATAGTCAACAGCTTGTTTAATTACACCTTGCATTGGGGTCTCTATATTATTTTTCTTCCAAGTGCTGATAGGAACAACGTTGCCGTTTATTCCTGTAGCAACTGCATTGGTGAATGATTCACCGTACAATTTAGCTTCTTTATCTATTCCTTGAACAGAAACAGCGCCAACATTAACAGAAGCATGAAGCTTTTTAGGGTTAACTGTTTTAACCGAACCTCCAACTTGACCTCCATTTGCATACGGACGAACACCCAGCATTTTTCCCGTTTGATTGTACAAATCCATTGCTCGACCTCGACGATTGGCAGACAACGGGATAATCATTTCTGGACCAGCTTCCCCGACTAAACCAATATGGGGTTTATTAATGTAACCACCGTTTGCATATTTTTTAGCTGCTTTATTTCCTTTTTCACGACCAGAACTAAATCGTTCTTTCACATCCTCAACTAACCCTGATACCCAACTACCTACACCACTTAATTTTTCTTGTGCCCAATCTTTGACTTGACCCCATTTTCCTTTCCACCATTCTCCATCAAATAGCGTATCTCCAAGAGAGGTTTTTACCGAATCCCAAACACTCTGTGCTGAATCCCATTTTTCTTGTGTCCAACCTTTTACATCTTCCCACTTTCCAAGCCACCAATCTCCGCTAAATATAGTGTCTTTCATTTTTGTTTTAACAGAACTCCAAACTACTTGCGCTGAATCCCATTTAGTTTGGGTCCACCCTTTCACGGATTCCCATTTGCTATGCCACCAGTCGCTACTGAATACTGTTTCAGAAAACTTATTCTTGACGGAATTCCAAATAGAAACAGCTGAATCCCATTTTTCCTGCGTCCAAGCTTTGACAGATTCCCACTTTCCAAGCCACCAATCTGAGCTGAAAACCGTCTCAGAAACCTTTGACTTTATTGATTGCCATATGGTTACTGCTGAGTCCCATTTTTCAGCAGTCCAAGTTTTAACCAATTCCCATTTTTCTTTCCACCATTCACTACTAAACATTGTTCCAGCAGTCAATTCTTTAACTTCCTGCCATTTTTGCGACCACCATTCACCACTAAATATGGTACTTTCAAGGAAACCGTAAACCTTTCCTCCTTGTTCTGCCCACCATCCAGCACTAAATATAGTAGAAGTGGCAGTCTCTTTTACACCATTCCATTTTTCAGACCACCATTCGCCATTAAATATAGTACTTGAAATGGTCTCTTTAACTGTATTCCATGTTTCATTAGCATTGGTCCATTTTTCCGCTGTCCAGCCCTTAACACCTTCCCATTTCTCGCTCCACCAATCTCCACTAAACAAAGTGCTAGCTATTTTTTCTTTTGTTTTATTAAATGAACTTCCAACAGATTCCGCTGCTTCTCCAGCTTTTGTTTTAATAGTATCCCAGTTATCGCCGAGCCAACCACCTAGTGCTTCTCCACCAAATGAACCAGCAACACCACCGAGAACTCCTCCAATTGCCGTACCGACTCCTGGAACAACAGACCCGATTGCAGCACCTGTAGCCGCACCGCCAAGTCCACCACCTAATCCACCAGCAGCTTCCGCTTTCTTTCCTTTAGGAGCCGTTAAAATGGATAGACCTCCTAAAACCGCCCCTAGTACAGGAATTTTCTTTCCAAATCTAGCTATATTAGAAGCACCTTTTCCAAACCCTTTAGGTATTTTGGAGAATACAGAAGGTTTCTTATTAGGTCTATTTAATTCAGGCTTCTTCCCTTTCTCAAACCATGGTTGAGTATAAACAGGCTTCTTCCTTGACGTTGCTGCTTTTTTCAATCTTCCACTACTTGATGGAGGTTTTGGTCCTTTACCTTTCTTAAACCACCCAGATACTTTTTTACCAGTTTTCCAAATGCCGCCTGCTACCTTTCCAACACCTTTAATACCAGTCATTAATGGCGCAAGGACCAAAGAAGCAATTGATGCCGCAATCGCTGTTGCTATACCTGCGCCAGCAAAACCTTCCAAACTTGGGTTTTTAAACGCATCCGCCCACATGGAACCAATGCCTTTAATTCCTTCTTTAACACCCCAGACAATACCATCAAAAATAGCAGCTCCAACATCTTTGCTAACATCTGCTAGCCATGGACGCCCTGTTTTATCCCACCATTCACCCAAATCATCCATGATGAATTTAACTTTTCCTTCAAAGTCGAGCTTTTTAAAATCGTCATTTTCAAGATAATTTTTACGAAGGTATGAAAATGCCCCTTCAAGTTTAGAAAACACCCACTCCGCCGCATCTTCTCCTGCCTTTTGAACAGTGTTTTTCCATTCACCCCAAGTATCCTGATTGTTACCTAACCATGTAGTAATTTCGTCTAGTCGAGGTTTCATAGAGGCTAATATACCAGTACCAGCTTCACGAAAAATAGTAGAAGCATAACCTTTAATTGTGGATATTTGACCGGAAGCTGTTTGTGAGAATTTTTTAGCCCCATCTTTAAACGTGCGGTCAATATCTTTTACAACTCCAGCCCACCCTGCATTTTTAAAATCTTCTTGGGTAATCTTCATGTTAAATTCTTTCATTCTTTCAAATTCACCCATTCGAGCATCTGCGAGAGCTTCCATTGCGTCTTGAACAGTCTTACCAGGTGATAAGGCTGCCATATTAGAAGAGATTTCTAATAATTTTTGTGCTTGTTTCACATCTCCACTTGCTACACCAATACCTCTAGATAATGCTGGAAATAATTCTGATGAACCAAATGGGGTTGTATCAGCAAATCGCCCCATCCATGATGTAAGTTTTTCTGCTTGCTTAGCATTTCCGTCTAGCCAGTGGGTCATTGCTGTTTCATAACCTTCGAAATCCATAGCAGAACCTACGGTAACTTTCCCTAAATTCCCTACACCAACAACTGCTAATCCTACTGTAATGATGGAAGGGATTGAAAATAATGCATTTTTAATGCCGCCAATTATCGCTGTAGCTCTGTCTATTGCTCTAATGGTGAAATTTCGGTATACAGGCAAAGCTGTCCGTGTATATGCAGCGATACGTCCGACCGTTTTGCTCGCAATGTCAATTGCACGGACAGAATAGTTATAGCCTTTTCCCAAAGAACGACGTGCATAGTTTGAAATACGGTGAATTACACTAGTAGCTCTGTCTCTAGCTTCAACAAGAAGATATCTTGGCTTAGCTAAATGTCGGTTTAAATACCGTTTCACATTCTCCATAACAGTCTTTGTTTTGTTTTTCGCTTCGATTGCAATTGCCCAACTTTTAGGCATTCTACGTTCCAGATATCTATTTATACCTTTCGCAGGTTTAGTAAATTTATCTGCCATTTCAATAGTAATGGACCGCTTTTTCACCATATGCTTATCAGCATAAGAGGTTATGCTTTTCATCTTCTTTGTTGCTTCATCTCTCGCTTTTAGAATCATTGGCTTTTCTAAACTTCGCCTATACTTTTCAATGCCTTCCAAATTTCCTTGTAATGCTCTCAACTTTTTGGATATCTTATCTTGCATATCAAAACGAGCCGTTAACTTCGCCATTCCATAGTCACCCCTTTCTTATTGTTTATTCTTTCCGGCTTCTTTCGCTCGCTCTTCCAAGTGCAAAGAAATGGATCCGTACATAAATGCCTTGAACTCCCTTGGCAACTCGTACATTTCAACTAATTCAGACGGAGAGTAATGCAATTCATGTAAAGCATAATGCAAGAACACTGCATCTTTATCCCCATCTTTTATAAGTTTTTTGCTGTTTCTTCCAAATCTTCAACAGACTGGTCAAAACCATTTACGTCTGACACTTTTGAAATCCATTCCGAATATTCTCCAGCAACATGAAGAACCTTTTTGGCAACCTCTACTGGGTCTTCCGTTTTATAGGCCTTACGTAGTTCTTCAGCTTTAAAATTTGGATACACAGTTGTTTCTACTGCAATCCTAGCCATAAATCTAGATTGATCTACTTCTTTACCAACAACGCGATTTTTCCGTACAATGTTCCTCATACTCATTTTTTCAATTTCATCTACTCTTTCAGTAGAAATGGGTTTAAAAACAAATGGAATTAAATTTCCTGCCTTATCCTTAAAGCGTGTAGAAATAGGTGCCTTTACCTCCTCTACAACTTCTGCTTTACCCGGCATAAAGAATGATAAATCTAATACTTGTTCTTGATTTTCAGCCAATTTATATCTCTCCCTTATAGTTTTATTAAGTAAGAATAAAGAGCGAAATGCATCGCTCTTTGATTAATCAAATGTAGACTTCAGTTCCTCTGGTAAATCAACATCCTCAAAAGTAAATGGGACTTCTTCTTCCAATGCGGCTGCCTCCACGTCAAGTCCAGCAACCTTAGCACTATCAAAGTTTACTTCATACAGAGTAACTCGTTCCGTGCCTCTTCCAGATGTTTTATCATCAAGTACTGCTTGCAACGTAAAATACGGATCCACACCTGTTTTCACATAATTAATCATGATTTTAACCATCTGAGATGTAACTTTATGCAAAGTCATTGTTCCTGATCCACTAGCGCCATTTGTTTTATGTCCCATCATACGGCGCCCCATAATTGGCACTTCTTCTTTATTTTTTTCAACATTTGCTTCAAATGATTTGATATGAGCCATTTCTTCTCCTTCTAAGAATAAGCGGCCTTCTTTTCCGCTTATAACGTCTCTAGATCGTAGTCCCATGTGATTCACTCCTTTTTAAAAATTGACTATTCGGCTACGACTGTAAAATAAAACTTCTCTGCACTATCGACAGGTTGTACTCCAATTTGGGTAGCAATTCCATCCCCTGCAGAGGTCAACTTGATTATAATGTCCTCACTAGGGTCGAAATTCTGAATAATATTGTTTTCTTGCAATTCATTCAAGTAAATAGAAATTGCTGTTTGTACAATTTGTACTCCATCTCCGTTAGCCGGAATATCTTGTCCAATATTTTTTCGATTTTTAATAGCTTCTTTTAAACTGCGAGTAATATCGTTATTAATCGCATCGAGAATACGTACAATTTTGTTTTTCCGCATCTTGCTTGTGCCTGTAATCGAGTTAATATCTTGTTCAACTGTTACGCTCTTATCTCGCGGATTAAAAGTGAACAAGAATTCTCCTCTTTGAAGTCGCTGCTCTATTTGATCGTTGTCAAAGCGTGGTTTAACATCAACTGCTCCCTCGTACTCCATAAAAGTAAGCGACTGTTGCAGAGTAGCTCCAGCACTTGCTCCTGCAACCCATGCTACTGTTTCCGGAACAGTCAATTCGCGATCTGTTAATACTACCGCATTGGTAACATTAATAATTCCTTCATAGTTCCCTGGATAATTTGGCAAGATACCTTGCACCTTAACGCCTTGCTCGTCACGCAGACGGCGAATGAAAGATACAAAAGTAGTCTTTACTGCTTCATCATCTACTGGTAACCCAATAGTATCGAAATACTCTGATTCAGCAGCACTGATAAAATCAATGTAATCTTCACTCGTAATCGTTCCATTTGATCCACCTGTTAGATTTGTACCTGCAGTACCTTCTAAGACACCAGAACCCTCAAATACAACAAAGTCATTAGATTGCAATTCGTCGAACGAAGAAACTACCTGCTTATCAACTTCACGTAGACCAAAGAATGTTTTTACATCCTTTTTAGTTTCATCGAGCACGTTAGGTTCCACAACGACATGCAACTCATTGCCTTTGATACCACCATAAGCAGCAGTAACCTTTTGCGATTCACCCAATGTAGCGGTTGCTTTTTCTCCTTCATTCACACGATAAACAAGCACTGTAGCACTTTTCTTTTTGGCCTCACGAAGCAAGCCCATGGTAGGGTCTGATATATCTACCCCTAAGCGGTCTCTTGCATCATTTTCACCGCTAATTTCAATCATTTCTTTTGATTTTCCCCACCCAAGGACTAAAGGGAGGGCTACTCTACCACGATCACCTGTAGAGATTCGTTCATTTGCTTTCATCTGAAAATTAAAATAAATACCAGGGCGTACTTTTTCAACGCCGGGCGTAAATGTTCCACCATTCATATTACTTTACCTCCCTTTTAAGATAGCTTTGAATCAACTTCTCCGCTTCTCGTTTTGTTGATGTGTTTTTTTTGTATTAAAAAAAGCACCATCGAAAACCTCTGGCTTTACGCCAAATAGTTTGCGACTGTGCTTTCTTAATTCAGTCAAAGAAAATTCTGGTTCCTTGTAAGCTGTTGAAGTGACAGAGGCGGATGTTTCTTTTTTCACTTCTGCCTGCTTATTCTGTTGCTGTTTTGCAGCACTCATTACTTCACCCCACTTTCAAATTCTAGATATTGGATAGCTGGGATCTCTGGTTGATGATAATAATAGCGACTATCCCAATGCAGAATGATGTTGGCCACCCCTCTATCACCGATTCTTACCTCTACCCTTGTAAAACGGATATAATCGCCCGTTTCTAATCCTTTAATGTCTAAAAGAGGTATAACATTTCGATTACCATTTATCTTCTCAGCAATATTCTCTGCTTCTCTGTAAGCTTGTTTTGAATCATGATGAAATAACTTAATAGATAAGTTATAAGTTTTCATGTATGTTTGATTACTATCATTGCCATCAAAAACACGTGGGAATGGGAAATACATGGATGGTACCACAAAATCTGTCGGTACTTCCAATTCGTAAATCTTCACCGGAAACACCTTATAAAAGAATCCCATAATAGAACCTATTTCTTGATTCAACCAATCACCCCCCCTTAAAAATGTGAATCAAGCCACTTCTGAAGCAATCTGTCTAAACTTTTTTCAAACATCTTGTCAAAAATAGCCAATGCATTATCCCAATAACCAGATCCATCTACCCATTGAATTTTTAATAGCATACCTGTTTCTCTTTCACTAGGGTCATATTCGAATCTGTCACCCTTCCAGCGACCAGGAACCCAACGCCTATCCTTACCAGAGTTCGGATCAACAGTGAAATGGCCATCATTAGCAAAGCTTGCATAATTAACATTGGTACCAACTTCAAGCGATAATCCATCACTTGATATGGACCACATATTTTCCTCATCGCTTCTGCTAAATGAGTTTAATAGCCTTCGAGTATCGACCGTTTCTGTACGGATAATCTCATCTTGAATAAGATCAAGAAACTGCATCCCCATTCCTTCAAGCCATAACCCTAATTGGTCTGCAAAACCACCATCAGCCGCTTCTTTGACTGCTGAAATGAATTCCTGTAAGCCTTCAATTTCAAAACTCATAGATTGTCTCTCCTAATCAGCACGACTTCTTGATGATGGTTTCTTATTTTACGTGGTTTTTGGGTCTTATAAGCAACTCCATCCCATATAACCTTGCTATTCGTCCTAATATCTTCGGTTAACAAAAAATGAACAAGCCATGCTTCTACAACTTCTGCGTTCGGCTCACCTTGAACAATCGATTGGCTTTTAGAAACAAAATAACACTTAGTCGCTTTAACATCTGGAACTTCTTCATAATAATATTCTTCTTGCCTATCTTCTGCAGGGATACCAAAGCCACTATCATCATTAAACTTGGTTTTTAAATGGTAAATGTCACATTCATGCGTTAATAGTTTTTCATAACTCATATGCCTCTCATCCTCAAAAACACACCGTCAGTCTTTTTTTCATCCGATGGTATAAAGCCATTAAGCAAACTAGAAACATCTGGCATAGACAAGTTACTTCCATCTGAGAGGGTGTACGAGTAGTCCCCAATCTTTTCGGACTTATAACCTTTCACAATGGATTCATCGCCGTTAACCAATGCATAAAATTGAGCCACTTTTAATAAGGCAATCTCCAATTCGTCTGGAAGATTTTCATATTCCTTTAATGGCTTTTCAATTTTTGAGTTAACATAAGTTACCGCTTCTAAAATATCCATTTTGAGCTGCGTTTCAGGACGATTTTTCACTGATTCAAAGGTGCTGTAATTCTTTACATCTTCAGGAGTGATAGACATTAGTTATCGCTCTCTTCTGGTTTTTCTTCCTGCAACTGCAGAATTAGAGCGATTCGCTCATCTTCATTGTTTGTTTCTTCAACATTACCACCCAAATTCTCGATAATAGCCTTTTGCTCTACAGCATTAAACTTTTTCAAGGAAGATGTGGTGAATGTTTCAGGTTCGTTTTCTGGATCCTTATTTTCTTCTGTTTCTTCCAATCCTCCTCCGCCGTCATCTGGATCAGTAGGGGCGTTATCATCTTCCGCAAGCTCTAAATCTTGAAATTTCAATAATAACTCATCAGAATCATGAACCTCGACTGGTTTCTGGCCATAAAAAAATCGACCTCCACCGATGTGCAGAACGCCTTTCTCTTGTTTATATTGAATTTTAGCCATAAAACGCGCCTCCTCTCTTATAGTTTGCTACCAGTCATCCACGCAACAGCATCAATTTCGCGTACAATCGCATCTAGGTAAGCATAAAGAACATGGTAAGTTGCATCTTTAGCTGCAGCTGTAGCACCATCAGCAGTTCTGATGTATCGTAATTGACGAGTGAATACTGGTTTTAAGTTAGATTTAGGAGTTAGTGCAGCAAAACCTCCTTGCATTTCTGCAACAATCTCCGTAGGATATCCAGCTAATCTAGTAATCTTCCCGTCCTGAAGAACCGCATCACCGAATCCAGTTTGTCGTTCAGAAACCAATGAAACAAGTCTGTCATTCGTACCTTGAGTGATAAACCAAGTAATATCTGTATGGCTCTTGTAACGCTCTGGGAGTACTTGAATGTGATTTATAAAATCCAAAATGGTTAGGTCTCTGTCAGCTAAGTCAGTTTTATTTGTAGATTTTTTCATTTTCTTTACGAAACCATCAATAATATTTAAAAACTCATCTGGTGCCTCTCCGTCTTCTAATGTTGCATTTACGTCACCGTTGAAAATTAAATCCTGCAGATCTACAGCAAATTGCTTTTGAATCATATTAATCACTTTTTCCTCGGCATTATCACCACGTGCCACTTGAGAATAGAACACATCATCATTTTGTAACCATTCGTCCCATTTGACTTTACGTACAGCATAAGGGATTTTTCGGCTCGAGACTGAACCAGTTCCTGTTGGTGTGTCATCCTTACCCGCTTGACGAAGGCGACGACGGCCCACGCTAAGAGCATCGATGTTACCTGCGGCTACGTCACGATAGATTGGCACTAAAGCATTCAATGTTTTAGCGTTATTAATCGTATCGACCAAAAACGCTTCTGCGTCTTTAACAGCCATTGGAATATCAATATTTTTCTTAATTGAAGCAATGGCTGTTTCTTTGTTAATAATTTCTTGATTAGTTTTCATTATTTTTTCCTCCTCTTAATTAAAGTGGCGCATATAAGATGGACCTTCATTTTTCTGAACATTGGTTGGCTCTGTGTCCACTTGATTAGAAACCCCTCGCGCCTTTTCTACAGTCTCAAGGCGCTTAGTAATCGGGTCTAACTTTTGGTCAAGCACTTCCGAAAATTGTTTCATTACATCATCTTCCAGATTATCGTCGTTCCCTCCGCCGTCCTCTTTTTCAATATCATCTAATCGCTTGGTAATCGGATTTAGCTTTTCATCAAGCATTTTTTCAATATCCTCTTTTTTCACTTCATCTTCCTCCTCATCTTGATTTATTAAGTCATCTAGCATGGCATGCGCATCTTTAATTTTGTTCATGTTAGCAGTTGAGATTTTCTTACCGGCTTTTGTAATGGTTTCCGGTTTATTTTTAAGCGCCTTTTTTATGTCTCCTGATTCTTTAATTTCTTGAAGAATATCTAAAAACTCTTTCACGCCTTCTTCAAGCCTTTCAAAATCAGTTATGCCAACCGTGGGATTATCCCACAAAGAACCAAAGAAAACCTCTTCTAAACCATCCCATGCAGACCAAAGATTACGCCGGTTTTGATTACGTTCATAATTATCTCTAAGTTCACCTTTCTGAACCTTATCACCAGTAAAAAAGCTTTTCAGAACATCAAAAAGCCTTTCATTTCCACGTCTTGTCCTTCATCAGACTTAGAAACAGGCTTCTTATTTTGTCTCTCATTCTGTTTTTCAATTGTTTCAGCAGTACCGGCCATCGAATAACCAGTGATTTCTCCCTTTTTTATCTCTTCCCAAATCTCATCACTAGCTTTAGTAACAAGCACCCATGAACCTTTTGTTATAGTTTCATCTCCAAGTTCAAAGTCTGCAGGAGCGATATATGATTCCACAACTTCACCAACACCTGATTCAAAATTATGTTGTGTATCAATGTTTCGAGCATCTTTCATAAAACCGTGAGCTGCTTTTTCGATGGAATCAGCTGTCATATAGTCACCGTGTGAATCTTCAACATCAGGCTCATAGACAACACCATAAACCAATTGTTGTTCCTCATCTTCTTTATTAATAAATAGCTTCACTTCTTTTTGAAAGTCGGGCTGCTTATCCGATTTAGTGAAGAAGAACTGCTTTTGATTTGCGCCTTTGTCTACATATGACACATGAGTGATATTTGCATTAATTAATTCTCTTGGCATCTATTGTTCACCCCCTTTCAGATTGCATTGAAGCTTATATCCTTCAAGCTCCCATATCCTGTCCTCGATTCGTTTCTTGGCTAGATTTTCTCCAATTTCCTCATCGTATATCTTAGGATTAACACATGCAGATTCACCTATAACAGTAAATCCATTAGGTAGTTTAGCCACAACAACGCATTGCTTATCAAAAATCTTATGGAACACTTCATATTCTGAATGAACCATAATATCATCGATCTGTTCTTTAGTTACCTTGTTACTCATTGATATCACCTCCTAATCAGCCAATTCACTTAATACTTCCTGCCTTATCATAAAAAATAGCCCTCTCTGTTATATCCTTAAACAGAAAGAGCTACTCTTGATTCAACTGTAATAATTCAATGCGATCTTTTTCCTTGTTGGCTTCGAAATCTTCTTCGGACTCATAATCTTTAGTGATCGGAGGTGTTCCATCACTTTTAAAGAAATAACCTGTGAATGTACCATCCTCATTTTCTTTGAGTCCAACAGGAGATAAATTATCATTTTTCCACTTCTCAAGCACCGTTTATCACCTCTACAATCATTTTGATTATCCCATCTTCTTCAAATGCATCTATAACTTTATATTTGGTACCTTTATTTAATAAAAATTCATGTTCATGATCAAATTCGCTAATACTATTAACATAAGCACCGACTGTTCCCATGGGGATTCTCCATTCCATTTGAACCTTCCCTTTAAAACTACCATCAAAAGAAACTGCTTTATTTATGGATGTACTTACAAATGACTGTTCTTCTAGTTTCATACCAACTAGTATTTCAGGAGGTAAATTCCAAATGTTATCTTCTAAACCTCTATAAGTTATAATGTTATCTTCTAGATCAAACTTAGAAATACCGCTGCTAATGTCCTCGATGATTTGCTTAATTTCTTCTTCAGAATAACCGTCTAATTTGTTTTCTCGTAAGTATTTATTAATGGGCCTGTATACATCGTCAGTATAATTACGAATAGCTGTTGCTTCTGCAACTGTTAATTTATTTCTCCAAGGTTCTGATACCTTTTCATCCCATTCTTCAATATTTTCAATAGGACGATAAGATACCTCATCTTCTATTTTACCATTATTCCTTCTGCTAGTCGATGGACCACCCATTTCATCAAGCGCTTCTTGTCTTAACTTTTCTTTTTCATCTTTAGATAACCCCAATATATCTTCATCAACCACAGGTCCTAACACACACCCACAATGAACACGATTTTTAGCAGTGAACGATGGATCTCGTGGATACAATCCTGACTCTCCGTCAACATAAAAAAAGTCATCGACAGGAATAGTTACTCCGTCCATGGCCATATGTGTCGCTCTTGGATTTATTTTCTTCGCCCCACTATGCTTCCATTTCTTTTCTTTTACAGCTGGGCTTTGCTTAAATGATTCGTAGTGTGCTCTACTCGATGCCGTTAATATTTCTGTTCTTGCCGTTGCTCTAGCTCGATTGCGATTAAATTGTGGCATTTCTTTCATCCGTAATTCTGCTTCCGCTATGGAATCGCCATCCTCAATAGCTTGTAGCAATTCGTTTTCTAATGCTTTATGCGTATTCAATTGCATTAGCTCCGCTAAATCTTTTGACCAATTTTGGATCCAATCAGTTGTTCGTTTTGATAGGACTTCAAACGGAACATCCTTATCAATGGATTCCATCATGAGTTTTGCTAATTCCTCGACGGTCAGTTGCAAAAACTCAGCCGTTTCCTCTCCGAACTCCTCTGCAAATTCATCCACTGCAAAAAGATCACTTTTGAGAAACACAAGGAAGGCTTCTAGCGTTTGTTTATCATCTTTTAATACAAATGTATTAAAGGCATTTAAAAAACGCTTGCGTTGTGCCCTTAGCAATCTAGCAACGGTTTTCTCGTAATCCTCTATGATTGCAGGCAATTTATCGAGTCCAGGGAAATCAGGAACAACGTCCGCAATGTTCTCTTCATCATCTACCTTGGCAATGAAATCATTTAGACTCTTAATCAATTTATCTATCTTATGCATTTTTGTGCAACCCCTCGAGCACATCACGCATATCTTTTAATAGGTCGATAAGGTCCATTTGTTTTTCGTTTGATTTTTGGATATCAATTACACCAGCTAACGGATTATTAGCACTTTGCAACAATACTTGCAGCGGAAAGTTATATTCATCTGGGAATGCTTCAACTCTCTGACCAAGCACTTGGCCAAGAAGTTCACGTAAGTCATTAGGAGCAACTCCTCCAGCTTGAATAAATGGATCCAGCACCTTTGCAATTTCTACAGGGTCGTGAAAATCCGCTGCTTTAACGGATAACCTTACGTATTTAAATCTTAACGGTTCAAGGAATAACGTATTAAGCGCTCTTGCCAGGGCTTTTCTTTCAGGTTGAAACACTTGCTCTTCCGTAACCTTTCTAGCTGTGTCGGCTGTCGCTCTGTTAAAGTCCTGAGATTCTCCTGTATAAAGTGGAGGTAATCGGAAAGACGACCTTATTTTTTGTCGTGTTTTCTCGTCATATTCTAGAAAAAGGGCATCCTGCTGCAAGATTTCTGCTAACGATTTAATTTCAACCTTTGCAGGCGTTATTTTTTCATCGCCATTAATGATTTTTTCCTCTGTAATCCCTTCCGCTTCTAACAGAAGAAATTTATGAGCGTTTTCAGTACCTGTTAAGTCATTCATGTAATCTTGCAAGGCTTCATAGGACGTGTCATCAAGCTTCCCATTCGATACAGTTATTGCAGCTGGAATATGTCGGCCATTCGTAAAATACGTTAAGTTTAATTCTTCGGCTTTCCTAGCACCGTACAAACTAATGAGGTTACCAATCCATCTCGGTTTTCCATAGGTACCAGAACCAATCTTCATGTGATATATCTCGGTGGCTCTTAAATTTTCTGGTGTACTATCATCGAATTTGCCTGTTGCTGAATTCATTATTCTTGGATCTCCATATTCTTTAAAGTAAACTTTTTTATTATCGACCATCTGAACATACTTCCTGAATCTTTTCCAGCGTGTTACTTTTTTCTCTTGGCCATTTTCCAACATAATGTATTCAACTTCTTCGGGAACAGTCTTTTTACATACCCTCATGTATTGTGTGTCGGCATATTCAATGCCAACAGGTCGCCCTATTCCATCTCGAATGATTTCAAGATAACCATTGCCTGTCTTTTCACGATCATCAAGAGCGTAACCGATAATAACTTCTGGTGATTCGTCCATATTCAAGTAACGAATAAATTCATCAAGCCTCGTCCACTCCGATTGCGCTTGCTCTTTGATTTCCTTTTGAATTTCATCCGAGTTAATATCAATCTTGTAATCCGCTTCAATGCCAAATTCAACAATATTCGTTTTGTAAGCATCCACACATTGCTGAAGAATGGATGAATACTCACCAATCATCTTTAACTCTTTTAAATTAAATGGCGGCGGTAATATTTCACCGTATAAATTAAAAAAGTCGTCTTTATAAAGCTGTTGAGTGTTCGGCGAAACGGAAGCCTTGAACACTTTCGCTCTTACAGTTGTTTCTGACAAGCTTATCTCCTCCTTCCTCTAGGTCTTTGTCTAGTTGATCTCGATTGGTTTTGTGCTTCATCTTTTAGATCAGTTACTTCATAACCATCAAGCCCGTACCATGCGGCACTAAATGTATGAGGATCAATCGCGAATTCATCCGGGATGATATTTCCGTTTTTATCCTTGGCATAAACAAGGTTTTCCAACTCGTGTATGGTATTCTCGCAAGCATCAGAACAAATGATTTTCTTAAACCGCTTCATCTTCTTAGTGTTTGCAAGGCGTGAACCTTGGTACTTGGTAGCTCCATACATATTGAATCCTTGTTGCCTGTAATATTGAATTGCTTTTGCTTCAGCAGAATCAGCAATTATCCGCTCTCCGCTTTCCTTGAATTCCTTCAACTCTTGGGCAGTTTTATCGTCCGTCATTCCCTTTTTATAATACTCCCAATAGATATATAAATATTGTTTTTCCATATCGACAGCCATTCTTAAAACAGCGTTATAGGAATCAACAAAACCAAAGTCCATACCTACACGGAATAACGGCTTTTTAATTCGATTAATGGCCTTCATGACTTCACGATGCGCCATTGTAGTGAATTGTGGCAACACTCGAACACCATTAACGCCAAAACGACCCTTCCTAGCAATCCGGTAAAGGTCTGGATCGTATTCTTTCATCTCTTCTAACTGTTCAATATAGCTTGCAGGAAGGAACAGATTATCATCAGCAGTTGAATGATGATAATAAGTATCACCAACAACTATGGTCCGCTTCTGGTATAGTTCTTTGTCATCCAAAACAAAGCGCTTATTTATTCTGTCTTGGAAGAAGTGCCTGTATGTCCAGTTATCCTCACCAACAGGGTTTGTTGAAAGGATCATGTGTAGTCTTAATGTTGGGTGACGTAAGCGACCGAGCAACTCTTTGAAACCTTCATACTTGATTTCAGAACACTCTTCTAACCAAATTAAAGAAACGTTATGAATCGACTTCAATTTGGCAGGCTTGTCCATACCTTTAAAAATAATTTTGGATCCATTATAAAATTTTAGTTCATACGGACTTTCTTTCGGCCGAATCTTCCCCTTGGCGATTTTTCGCTTTCCGGAATCGTCCAGTAAACCCATATCCTCAATGATTTCATTAAAGAGAGCAAAGGTACTATCTTTGTGAGTTTCGTAAACTTCCCTGACAACAAGCGCCGTCCGTTTTTCTTGCATTAGCTTTAATATAATTTTTAATGCAACGTGATAACTCTTACTGGATCCGTAACCACCAACTAATAGCTGAAACTTTTCATTCCAATCAAACAAAAAATCCTCGAAATGAGGATTGACTTCTTTTTCTATACGAATGGCCGGTGCTACACTCATAAGCCATCACCTTTTCTTGTAATGACAATTTCAAATGGCGCATCATCGTCACCATCATCAGTAAGCCTGTCAATTTCAGCTTTTGTTTTATAGATGTTGAGTTGCATTTGCTCAAGCTGCAATCTTCTCACATCATCTTCATAAGCTATTTCGTTAAATTGTTTTATTAGGCTCCTAAACTCGCTCATCGCTCTGGATTGTGCATTCAAAAAGTTAGCATATCGATCCCAGGCAAATTGTATTTCGTATTCTTTTTCTGTAGGAACTTGAATCTCGCCATCAGGACCCTGAACCGTTTCCACTTTCAGCTTTTTCAATTCCTTCACGGTGTCGTCTCTATTCTCAACAAACATAATCTGTTGAGCCCGGATAATAGCAGCGTATTGGATCTTGATTTGGTCCCATATTAAGTCTGCCGGGTTGTTGTCCATCATCCCTATTATGTCGAGAGTTTCCTGGGGGATATACTTACTGAAAAGGCCGTGCTTGAGCGCCGCTGAGTTCCGTTCTGTGAATTGATTCTCCGGATTAGGGTTTCCAGCGCCTTTCCTGCTTCCAAGCTTATATCTTTGTTTCTTTTTTGGGGTTGCAACCTTTTCTGTTTTGGTTGCAACTTTTTTAGTTGGATCCCTACTCCATTTTTCACGGCTTTTTCTGCTTTTTAGTGTTCCCAGCTTTACATCATGTTTATCAGCCAATGCAGCTAATGTAATCTTAGTTGTTTCCCACTCTCTCCTGATTTCCTTCCAGTTAGGCATCTACATATCACCGCCACCTCCGAATTTTTGGCATTAGAAAAGCGCCCCTTCATGGCGCTCAGTTTTCTTCGTCGTATATGTTTCTTATTTTGCGTACATCCTCTAATAAACTTTTTATGTCTTCTTCTGTGATGTTTTTCTTATCGTACAATTGAAATATTTTCTTATAAGCTAAGACGTGCAAATCCCAAGGGTAAACTGCAACCTCATACCCCGCTTTTCTTAGTTCGTCAGACATCTTCATTCTCAATTCGAAGTCCTTATAAGCACTATCTAATATAGCTAGCTCGGTTTCTTTCTTTAACTCAGCTTTTTTATTTAGATAGCTACTAACAACTGTAATAACGGAACCAGAGATGCCAGCTAAAAACGATAATAAATACCCCAAATCCATACTTCTCCCCCTCCCATCGAACCTATTCGACAAAAGGAGATATTTTTCCTGCAACATCTTACCTAAAAAAGATTCGCCATCCTTTTTCAAAGGAGCGCCGACAGATACATATTACCCTTTCACCCATTAAGTGGGTTCATATGACATTCGTATGACAAGATAATTTTCTATTAATTTTACTCTTTGCTCGTTCAATGAATTTCTGTACAGATGCCTTAGATATATTAAGTTCTTCTGCGACCTCACGCATACTATATCCTTGAGCCATATGAAGTAAATAACACTGCCTTTCTCTATGTGATAAATCCATTAGAATGTTAACTAATAAGTGCTTTTGTTCCTCTGAAATTTCTTTTTCTTCGGGTTCAATATCTAAAGAGGGAAACAAATCCATATCTATTAGAGCTCTACGCTGATATGCTGATCGTTTATCAATTCCTCTCATATTACCTGGTCTTCTACCTAATTTCATCCACTCAATGGAAAAGCTCATATCTGAAATCATGCTATTAATTTGCTTCTCGTCTTGTTTATCCTTTAATAACTCAAGATTTAACTTCCTTTTCATCTGTCTTAGCTGTTTGCGTCCAGTTTCGTATTCCGTAATTAGTTTGTCCGCCCAATTCTCGATCTGCTGTTTCTTCATTCCAACCGACCTCCTTGGATAATTCTAGATAGTATTTACTTGCTTTTACTGGATTAATAGCTCCTGTCCTCTTATCCCTTCTATACTTGCTAACTTTCCATATATACAATTTGCTTACCTCCTAAAAATAAAAAAGACACCAAACAACGCTTATTGCGTCATTCAGTGTCCTCCAGATGGCTGGTAGAACTCTATTTTTTTATAAATTCTAGGTACCTATCCTGAATAGATATTGTTTTATTTAATCTTTTACTAAAAGTCAATTCAGGAGTTCTAACGATAAACTTCCTTCCTGAAATTGTTAATCCTTCAATATCAAATGAAACTTTTAATTTATCATCTGAATTAATTTTAATTTCAATACAATGACCTTTAAAAGTATGCCTTTCTGATTCACTTTTAAGCTTCTTTTGTTCTATTCTAATAACACCCTCGTAGTTACACTCAGCCCTATAGTCATTGGATTTAACATTTTTTATCACAAAAAAATTGTCATTTACGTTTCTAATCAAAAGTAAATGTTTTGCATTTGAAAATGATTGTATCTTTTCAACTTTAAATATAGGTGTCTGAGTTTCTAATGATCTTTTATTATCTTTATAGTTCTTAACGACTGTAGATATTGCTAGTACAAATGATATGACTACTGAAATTCCTGCAGTAATTTCAACAAAACTCAAAACTCTTCCTCTCCTTAAACCCTCCCTGTTCCACTCATCGTTGGACAAAATAGGTCAAATATAGCTTATTTGAATAATATACTATTTTGGCTACTCCTCATAAAAAGGTGTACTATATTATTTCCCAGTATATCTTACCTTGGTACCTAAGATCTTCATTCTTTTTAGTATACAAAAACACTTGAATACACATAATTATATCTAAAGTAAATCCTGTAGAAATAAAATAAAATATAATGGGGGCAATTAATGCAACAATATATAAATTTAATATAGTCAACACAAATAGAAGTATCGAGAAGATTATAGAAATAACAAAAGCAGGTGCTAATGCAATTATTAGAAAATGACTCCTTTTTATGACCTCACCATATTTAAATTCACATCTAGCGTTAGAATTAATATCCTTTTCTTCTTCTAAAATAATTTTTGATGGATAATAAAATAGATTGGCTGAAAAGTGATGACAGAGTTCATGGAAATAAGATATTTTTTTGCGAAATAAGAAAACTGATACTATAATAACAATTATTAGTATACTCTGAAAGACGAACATCCATTTACTTGAATTTTCTTTTATTGGGCTTAACATTACAAATAAACAAAGCAAGCTATATGATAGGATTAGTGTTAGCAAATAAAATAATAACTTAAATGTATTAGACTTCCAATTACTAACTTTCCCTATTGTTCTATTTTTCAAATCCCTTCTCCCCTTACATTACTCTTATTCATGTTATATGCAGCATACTACACAGAAAAGAGCATCATTGAATTTACTAATGATAAATAACTATACCCTACCTTCTTTGCCTCTTAAAGGATATAACATTATCCATTACTCTGTTCACAGAAAAGTAGTTAGTTTCCAGATTAGCCAATAATACCAAATCTTCTTCGTTAAATGCGAAAATACTTTTCAATTCCTGCTTCCTCATTACATCATGCTCAATGATCAATTCTATAGCTTCTCTAATTATATATGGAGCCTCTTCTTTCAAGAACTCATCGTCAGGTTCGTTTAATTTCCACCCATTTTTTGCTATCTTTTTCCAAAGATATGAGGACTGGTATTCATTAATAATTTCCAATTCTTTTGCCCTATACACCATAGCTTGGATAGAAAGTTGCCATCTTCTTTTTAACATTCTAAAATAGTCCAGTGAATGACTAATTAGTTCTTGAGAAAAAGTTTCAGCGGGAAGTAGAAATGCAGAAGCAAAACTATTCGCTTCTTTTTCCATTCTTTTATACACATCTTTTTTATTAAACTCATTCATTGGAACATTTTTGTGAAGTATAGCATGCCCCAATTCATGTGCCAGAGTAAATTTTATACGTGAAGGCGCTGCTCTTTTATTACCGATCAAGATAAATAAACGATTGTTTTCATCCCAAGCAGAGCAGGCGTCAACGTAGTAATTTGAGGACTTTATAGCACTAACAATTATCCCTTGCTTCTCTAATAACCTTGTTAAGTTGCTAATAGGTCCTTTATTAAGCCCCCAGTGTTTTCTAAGTTCTAAAGCAATATGCTCAATAGTATCCGAATCCGTTGGTTCAAAATAATCTAAAGTTTTATTATGTTCGAAAGGTATATTAGGAGTTGGAAATTCCACTATATTTTCTAAATCTGATACAATCTCCATCAACCAAGATATTTTAATTTGATGAACTCTTTTCATTTTTTGCGTAGCATTTGCATTGCTCCGGTAATATACAAGACCATCTACTGAATTATTTGGTTGTTTGTAGAAGTATTCATAAGGCTGACCAAGAATACTCATAAGGTTAAACATGACTTCAGGTGTAGGTATTGCATCACCTTTCTCATATTTAGAAATCATCTGATGTGAAATATTTAATTTATCAGCAATAGCCCTTATAGTTAGCCCCTTAGACTCCCTTGCACTTTTAATACGATCAGAATGAATTTTACGGTTAACTTTCTTTACCTCCATTATCATGCGCTCCTTGTGCAAACTTCTTAAATTTAACAAGCTGTTGATTTCCTATGATGTTTTCTTCTGGTGATTTCGTCACAAGATGAGGCTCTGTCAATAAATTAATAGAACTGTACCACTTACCACGTCCATCAGGAACACCTAAAACAACAAAATCTAACTTTCGATCTATATGGTTATGAGTAAGCTCTAAATAACCAGGTTCCTCTTTAATATTTCCAAAATCATCTTCATCAAGAACAAAATAACATTGATTTTCCTGCCGTAATATTGATCGGTAAATTGCTTTTCTGGCAGTAGAATATTTATCCTTAGATCTATTTACAGTTATCACTACTTTATCTGTCTTTAATTCTACATGATAACTAGATTTTTTTACGTTAGGGTGTATCTCTGGAATTAAATCTAATTCACCTAACTTTGCAGCTTCATATAGCATAAATTGTACTGCAATATTATCTAAATAACCCTCATGCTTTTTACCTAAAGACCAATTTAAAAAGGACACATCCTTCAATGCTTCATCAACCAATTTATACGCTTTTTCAACCAGGTTGACTATTTTTCTTCTATTACTTGAATTTATCTCACTTCTAATGAATTTTTTTGCATCTAAAGGTACAGCAATTTCCAAGTGTAACAACCCCTTAACTGTTTGCTACCATTTTACCTTTTTTCGATCCTTTTGGCAACCTAACTACTAATTACAACGTTACACTAAAATTCTTCCCCCTCATCAAACTTAACTCTCTTAACCCTACCTTGATGTGTGACAATCTTCGTTTCTCCGTGAGCTGGCAATTCAGTAATTTTAGCTTTTCCTTCACATACAACAACCGCAAAGTTTTCTTTTTGTTTTAGTAGATCTATTTCCAAAATCATAGTTTCAGGATTTATTTGAATATCTTTTAATCTCACAAGGATTCCTCCTATGTTATAATAAGTATGTGCTGGACAGGAGGAATCCTGTCTTTTTATTTTTAAGGCCTTTTCTCTCTAACTTTTAATTCTTCTTACTAGCTCTATCTCTTGAATACAAAGTCATAATTACCTTTGACATCCTCAAGTTTTAAATACGAACATATTTCGCTCAATATGTCTTTAATTTCTTTCTTTTGACGTAAAACATAGTTCTTATAGATTTCTGCATCAAGTAAACCTTCTTCTACCATGGTTGAAGTTAGTTCTACTTTTGCGGTAAGATCAGCTATTTCATTTCCCATAGCTTTCACTTTATTTCTTGCATAACCAGTGAAATGGATTTCTTCATTTATTTTTTGCACTTCTTGACTATTCAATAATATCCCTCCTACAAGCTAAATAATGACTCTTGAAAATATCCATGTTGTGCAGCTACTGGGTTAATCCAAAGCACTTCTTGTCTTTTAGCTCCAGCTTCTGCTAATACGCTCATACTCTCTTTTCGCCAATCAGTTAAAAGATCGTTATATAATTCATGATCATACCCCGATAGCAATACAGGACCAGGATGTCTATCTAGTTGTTTTAATAATTGCTTATGATCATCGATTGTCATCTCATGTTTATAATGCCTTTTCGTTCGAGTTTCTAAGATATAAGGTGGATCGGCATATATTAAAACATCTTCTCTCTTGTACAGATCAATTAACTTTTCAGCTGGTTGGTTTTCTATTTGAGCCTGTTTAAGCCTATCTGCAACTTTTAAGATTTTATCTGGAAGCTTACCCCATTCCTTAGCAGTATCAGGGCCATTTGACGCTATTAAACTACGCCAACCTGTTCTATCACTCGTTTTTGCTCCAATTGCCTGCCAGCAACGTACTAAGAAGCGCCTAGCTTGTTCTATTTCATTACCTTGCTCAAACTCATAAGAAAGATAATATTCTTCCCTAGATAGAGGAGTGAAATTTATAGAATGGGCTAATTCTTCCGGATTATCTCTAATGACTTTAAATAGATTAACTACACTGCTATCTATATCATTTATTGTTTCGATTGGCGACTTTGTTTTATTGAAAAACACTGCCCCAGATCCAAAGTACGGCTCGAGATATGTTTTATGCTCAGGCATATGATTTATAATCCAACTGGCCATACTCCATTTACTACCGGGATAGTGCAATATTCTTGGTATTTTATTCATTGGAGACAACGCCTTTTTCTTTGACTAAGCATTTTGCTTCCCCCTCAATGCTTTATCAGCTACTTCAAAATACTTTCTATCTATCAAACCAGCCATTTCTTTTATTTGTTCTAAACCCATCTCTAATTCTTTAATCCTTTTGCCCTGTTCTTCTATGCCTTGCTGAAACTCGTTTTTAATTGTTCGCTCTCTAAAGAGCTCATTGTTTAGGTAGTGGCAACGTTTTTCCAACTCTTGCACACGTTCGGTCAAATCCTTACGATCTTGCAATACATCTATGATTTCAGAAAGATTGTTTCTTATATCATTTGCATATTCAGCTAACCGTTCTTTATCCGCCATTATAAGTAACCTCCGCCGCTATAGTAGTTATCAGGCTCCTGAAAAGGAGCCCCTTATTAAGCAATTATAGTTACACGACCAGCTTCAACTTCTTCTTTAAGCGAGCGCCTAAGGTAATCTTTAATATTGTCTATAGCTTCGTTTTTCCAAGCTCCTCCATCTGCCTCATAGAGAGCACAACTTGGTCCCGATTGCATACGAAATATAAAATCACTCTCTGGTTGCACTACTTCCACAAACGTTCTGTATGGTATTAACGAAACTGGATTCGGTACTTCCACATTTCCAACGCTGGCTACCCCTACTTTTGCAACAACGGCCTGAGAAATACCATTATCACTAACGGTCTTAACTTGATCCTCTGTTATATTACCGACCACTTTAAGCATCACATCACGATCTTCGTTTTGTATAAAGCAAGATTGTAAGCTAATGTTGAATTTCTCCGTGCTATACCAATCGTTGAAAATAAAGGTCGGGAGAAGTGCTTCTGCTTTCAAAAAATAGTCTCTTTCCTGATCAGAGTTTAATGCTGACTTAACTGTTACTGATGTAGGACTGACCACATGTAAAATAACTGGATCATCACCATCAAAATTGGACTTTATATAGCTTACTAAACCCGATAAAGTATGAACCGTAAATGGTGTTGCGGTCGGTTCCTCAATCAAGTGCAATTTCTTATCAGAATATGTCTGGCCATTCTCGCCATGAATTTCTGCTTTCCCTAATCCGACAATGTATTGCAATGCTTCTTTAATCATTTTTCATTCCTCCAAATTTAGTTTTTTATTTTGTTTGTTGATCTCTAAAGCTAACTACTTTTTCTCCATTGTCTTGGGCTACATCACCATCAGTATCGAAAAACATTTGCCCTTTTGCACCCGATCGCAACTCTTTTCCAATGATATTTCCGTTGTCATCAGCACCCATCATTAGTTTGGTTTCAACCTCTTTCATTGGCTGCAAGCTTACTTTTGTAGAAACAGTTGTATTAAGAACGTCACGTTTTTCATCGCCATGAATCTTAATTGATACTGTGATGGTTCTGTTTTTCTTTGGATCCGTATTTGGATCAGCAATGTTCTCCAATACTTTTTCTAATTCTGTGTTTACCTTTGCTGCCAAAGCTCCTTCTGCAAACTCGTTTAAATCGATCATGTACTCCATTTCTTTAACCTCCAAATACTAGATTTTTATTATTATCAAGCAATCTCATCCTCTATCAATCTATCGACAACACTCAGGTAATCCAACGGCACACCATTTTGTGATTTGACCAGTTGAGCATATACTTCCAAATCACGAATTGGAATAGACTTTCTACCGCCTTGCTTGGCTTCTTTCATGTATTTCTGAAGCATATTACTTGGAACAAGGAAAACCTCTCCTAGCGCCCTCATATCTACGATTAAAAATGATATGGCTCCGAGTTTTTCAGCGTCCACTAGATATTTAACTTGGTGATCCGATATGATGGACAACGGCAACCGTTTCTCTTTAGTAGACTTGGCTTCAAAAACAATGGATTTACCCTTGTATACACCGTCATAATCGACCGTGCTCTTTTCTTCGTAGAAGCCTTTAAGTACCCTTGTACCCTTTGACTGCAGCACTTTTACTGGCGTAGGACGCTTATTTATTATGGCTCGTCCCTGGTTAAGATAAATCTGATTCGTGTAATTTAGTGTGTTTTCAAACGCCATGCCTCGTTTTCCTGTGTAAACCACTTGTATCGTCTCCCTCGTTGTTACCCACTAGAATATTGTTTAAGCAATTGCTCAAGTTCTGCTTGTTCTTTTACATCGTTAACCGGATTACTTGCTGCATTCTCTCTCGGAGCTTGTTGCTGCTTTTGCTGTTTAAACCATTCTGGAACAGGAGCGCCTGATGCTTGCATTTGTGGTTTAAAATATCTTTGATGCTTAGCCATCTTTTGGTTTTGGAATTCTATATCCTCTGCCTTTGCTTGCTTAACCGTTTTTATGTTTTTATTCATCCAAGATCTAAGAATTCGTTCTGCATATCCCCAGTTTCTTTTGTTTTGCTTTAATGCTCTTTTCATTGCTTCGATTACTAAATCTTTTCCGACATCATCAACCCAATAACAAATCGATTCTTGCACATAAGAACCAGCTCCCCCAAAGTTCTCTTGATAAAAATTGGCCACTTCTTCCACAGCAGTAGTAGAAGTAGTAGTAGTAGTATATAATTCTTTAATTCTTAAATTCTTTAATTCTTGATCTTGTTCCGACTTCGTTCCGTCTTCGTTCCGAGTTCGTTCCGCATTAGTTCCGAGTTCTTCATTTTCGGCGTTCTCACTTTTTTGTTTTGTGTCCTCTAACTCTTGATATTTCGCATAATTGAGGATAGTAAAGAGCGTTCCATGTTCCGTTTCTTTAACGTTCAGTCTTTCGGCTTCAACGAGTTTCTGAACGCAACGCTTAATTGTACTAATTGAGTATTTCTTATACCCACGTCCTTCTTTGTAAGAAAGATCATCAACTAGTTTTCTATAAGAACGGATATACTGACCTTCATTTAAAATTGTGCCTTTATGTTTATAACCATCTCGATAGCTTGCTTTTCCTATTAGGTAAATAAATAACCGAAATGTGGTGACGTCGTGCCATATATCAGAGTCAAATACTTCCCTGTATAGCTTTATCCATCCTTCTGAACTCATATTGTCACCTCCTAAGCTATATAGACTACTTTTCCAGTTAACTCTTGAATTTCTTGCTTAAATCGACTTTCATGACTATTGCTGTCTGACAAATGAAGTAGGTGAATTTCTTTCACCTTCGATAGATCATTAGATTTCAAAAATTCTTTAACATTTTCTAGACTAAAGTGTGACTTTATTAACCTTCTTTTCATCACATCTGGAATAAGCCCAGATGCAATGTTTTGTTCCAAAATATCCATGCTATAGTTACACTCAATTAATAGGTGTGTTAAGCCGTTGAATCTATAGCGAATGTAATAAGTGTCTGTAGCAAATAGAAGCTTGTCACCGTCCTTATTTTGAAGCAAGAACCCCATTGGTTGTGATACATCATGCTCTACATCAAATGGCAGTATGGACCACGTACCTATCTCAAATTTCTTTTTGGACACCACCGTTGTTATACGGTGATTTTTAATACCGATCGCTTCCTTTGTACCCTCTGACATGTAGATATTTAATCCTCGATTGGCCACTTCTTTTACAGCCTTACAATGATCTTTGTGCTCGTGAGTTACTAATACCCCTGCAATATCCGTTGTGTTAAAATCAAGCGCTATTTGAATGTTTCTGTAACTAATACCGCACTCTAGGAGTAAGGGAGTGCTACCGTCAGATATCCAGTAACAATTCCCCTTACTTCCAGATGCGAGAGTTTTAATCTCTATCATATCGATCACCAAGAAGGCATATCATTGATTGTTTGTTGTTGCGACTCTTGTTGCACTTGTGATTGGGTTTCCGCCTGTTTACTATGTTCTGTTTTTTCTTTTGGAGCATCGATAATTTCTTGTTCCGACTCCTCTTTTTGATCATCAGCAAAATCAATTTCTTCAGAGTTTGCATGTTGCTCTATCTGCTGTTGTGCATCTTCAACAGGAGTAACGTCTTTCCGTTCATTTTCATACTCGTTTTCCGTGGATCTGTTAATCGCATCAACTAATAAATCACTATCATCACTGGTATTAATAAAAGCTTTCGCAGCTCGGTTAATAACAGTTCGCTTTGCCATTTCTTGAGGGAATTTATTATGCACTGCTTGCCCTTTTGATTTCGACTGACCCCAAGCTGCATGGATTTCTTTCTTCGTCATAACAGTAAGAATTTCCTCGTCATCACTGGTCTTAACGACTGCATAAGCACCTAAGATATCGTTATCCCTGTTTTGAAATTTTGTTTCATGTTTTAATAGCTTTTCACGACCACCATCAATTTCATAGTCAAAAACATCACCATCAAAAATGACATTTGCCCATATATCCTTCACATTCATAAGTCGCTTCAGTACAGCCTGTGTGCCAAAATAAGAACGATTAAGTTGTAGTTGATTACCATAAACGATGAAGTAACATTGTGTCTTGGCAGGACTCAAACCTTGAACAACCATATCTAACAAAGAGTTGGCTACCGATTCCCTCGTACACACTTCCAATGCTGGTTTTCCGTTTTTATCCTTGATTTCTCGCAGTTTAAAAAAAGCACTTTTTAAAGCATTACTAGCGTTATAATTTACTGGGAGTTGTAATCCATCATCTTGCAACCTTGTTAAGCTTTTATTTACATCATCTGTAATGTCTTTTTGGATAATTGCTACCTGATTTTTGTTCGTCATGCATTATTCCTCCTTAATTAATCACAATAACTTCTATTACAATGTGGACATCCAGTAACTAATTCACTTCCAGCCTTTTCCACGGTTATACCAGTTATTAATCTTGCTTCTTTTTCAGTAGAAACTCGTACTTTTATGCCATTTTCAATTTGCCAATAGTGCTGTTCGTATATATTAAGTCCACAATTCCAACAACGGCCGGAAGCCGGAGGAAAGTCAGGACTTCCCGTTCTTTCCAGATATTCTTTTTGTGCTCTTATAATTTCAGATATATCGTATTTAGGCATTTAAGCCACCTCTGATTCTTCTTTTGGTTTTGTTTCAACACGTAATTCCTTGTCCTTCTCAGACGCATACATAGCAATCATTTGTGCTACTGGTTCCACTAAGAATTTTGTAACTTGTTCAGCGTTATCAAAGAATATAGGTGCCTGAATACCGAAATGTTTGGACAACACATTGATAATGTCTATACCTACAGAAAACTTTGCTCCGTCATTTAAACCTTCAGAGAATGGAACCCCTTTATAAGTCGGTTCACATCGATCATCTAGACCACCATTGACTTGCTTCTCGAACATTTTGAACCTAGTAATCTCGAAATATTTACTTACTTTTTCATCAATTAATTGAACCTTTTTGTTTGTAAATTCATTAATTAAATAATCCTCATGCTCCATTGATTCGTACTGTTCTGCCAAGTCTTTTTGTTCATTTTCTAAAGCGTTTATTCTCTCCTGAATCTGTTTCGCTTGGGATACTTTAGATAGATCAACTTGGAGCTTAGCTTGTTCTTCTTTGATACTTTTAATTTCTTCACGAACTCCGTTAACAGATTCATATACCAACTGTTGCAATTGTTCAATCTGTTGTTCTATCAATTCTTTTTGTTTCACTAATGTTTTATATTCCTGGGTTTCTTCAATCGGGGTTACAGTAGACTCCGCTTTTTTAATTTTTTCTTCCAACTTCTCAATATCTTCCTTTTTCTTACTACCCTGTTCCGTTATCTTGTCAATGTCAGCTTGTACAACATCATTTTCTTTCTTTATCTCCTCAACTTTTTTGGCGAGTTCAGGACCTTTTTTATTCAAACCCTCAATACGTCCTTGAATTTTTTCCAAAAGATTTGATTTGTTACGGTTAAAGTTGGCCACTGCCTCTTCAATTTTTTCTTCTGGAAGATCCTGTTCGCAAGTAGGACAAACACAATTACTTTCATGGTCAAAAGTGAGTTCATTCTGCAACCTGTACTGTTCCTGACTTTCTTTATATTGCTCCCGTAGTTCAACCAGTTGGCGTTCGATGTCTTTTATACGTTCATCGTTCGCAGATTTTTGTTGCATCTTCCCTTTGACGTCACCTTGTAAAATAGAAAGATTGGACTTTTCTTCTTGGAGTCTTGCCTGCAACTTAAACACTTCTTGCTTTTCATTCTGAGCATGTTCGTTTCGGATATTATTTATTTCATAGTCAATATTGCTGATTTGTTTTTTCAGATCGTTGATTTCATCACCATTTTTAAGTGCGGAAATACGATCATTTTTCAGATCTATTTCACTGGATAATTTATCAATCTGTTTATGAATCTTTTGTTCATCCAACCCATTTAAATCAGGTATGTTCAGATGATTTTCATTAATTAACTCTGGAATAACTTTTAAGCGATCATTTATTTCTTTTTTCCTACTGGCGATAACTAACTTATGATCTTCAATGCTGTTTCCGTTCAATGCGTTCTTCAATTTTTCAAACTTAGTTTCACTATCCAAAATTTCCTCATCTGATATATTGCCGGTAATTTCCAACAGAAGCTCACGACGCTCTTTCCAGTGCAGTCCATCTACAAAGAAATTAGGGACTGTCAGTAATTTGAATACATTTTCTACCTTCATTTTCTTGTAACGTTTTAAGAACGAATCTACTTGATCTGTGCCAATAATCTCTTTTATTAGATCGTCGTACTCTTTTTTGCTAATAGGAACGTCTCTACTAAAATACTTGGTTGTGTGGCCTGTGAATTCTTTAGTGGCAGAACCTTTTTTCTGTGTCCACTTTTCTTTGAATACTTTTTTCAACTTATACTCTTTTCCATCAACATCAAGCACTGCTTCAACTTCATGATTCAAGTTATGGACTACTTCACCATTCCTAATAGTTTTGATGCCAAAATCCTGATTATCTTTGCTCCCTTTGTTGAAAAGTAACCATGTAAATGCATCAAATATTGTTGTCTTTCCACCCTCATTCTGAGCATAAATATTAAGGTCTTGCCCGTTAGTTGGTAATTCAAATTCCTTAATTCCTTTGAAATTGACTAGTTTTAAATGTAACAACTTAATTACTTTCACTTTTTAACCCTCCATTGAGGCCGATTATATAAATGTGGTATAATCGGCTTATAATTGTTTTATTATTCAACTGACACGTTGGCAGACGTGTCTTTTTCTTTAGGTGAACTTAATTCTCTGACACGTTCAATGATCAATTCGTGCGTTTTTTTAAACGCCATCCATTTTCCTTCAGCTATTCCAGATTCATAGGTACGATTATCTGGATAATGAACAAGATCTGCTTCCGCAAGAACCTCCTTGCTCAGTTTCAACAACTCTGTAGCAACAGCTTTATCTATTTCATTCATGATTTCCCTCCTAACTAGTAATCACAATTGATACATAAAGAAACACCATCATGACTATAAAAGCGACCCATATCTTAATTACATGTGCTTTATCGCTCATTTGTATTGCCTCTGTATCGCTTCGACGTTAATTTTTCGGCTAGCCAAATCTTGTACAGTTGCATAAAACTTATCTTGGTTGTATTTATGACTGCTCATTTCATTGAGCACTCCAACTGACTTTAATAAATCCTCGGCTAGCATTTCTGCATCATCGTATTTTGCGTTACACATTGCATTTACAGTTCTTTCTGCAAGATCAATTGCACACATGTATTCTTTGCTTGCATGGCTGATGTCTTTAGGCAGAAAGTGTTCTTCTAAGTTCATGTGATCTCCCTCCTAGATTTGCTCTAATATAATTAACGCCCATAGTAAAATTCCAAATACAGCAACGTAATTATCGTTTGCTTTCATATGAGACCTCCGAATCTTAATACAGTGCCGGTTATTAATTGAGATAATTGCTGTACTGCACTTACTGCATCAGTGTTATAAATAAAAGCTATTAATAAATCATGAGCCTGTGTTTGCTTACACCAATTAATTAAATCTGCAGCTTTTAACTCAAGTTTGTTGCTTTCTAGCCTAGACACATTACTGCGAGACATGTGCAGTCTTTCAGCCATATCTTCTTGACTAAAACCAGCACCTTTCCGCATCTTTTTTAAAACAGCTCCAAATTGCAATTGTTTCACCCCCTTTTTTGTGCAGGTAATGCACATGTGCGTGGGTTGCACAGTAATATGAATTTGTGTGTTTTATAATGAAATTACCGACCCCCACTCGATGTCTAAGGTCTCATAACTCTCAGTTGTCCATATTGGCTACTTTGTTGTTTGTTTTCTTCATAGTTCATGATTTGGGGAATTGATCTTTTTTCTACCCAATCATCCACAAGGTCCTTCCTGAAAACCCATTTTCTCCTTCCTGGAAAGCGAAGGACCGGTAAATTCTCCTCATGAACATATTTTCTGAGAGTATTAACAGAAACCCCGATATACGCTGCCGTTTCCTTTGAATCCATATGACCTTGCACTTAAATCACCTCGTTAAAAGTTTGTTGATTGTTATATTCATCTATTTCTATTTTCAAGCTTGTAGATGGTTGCCACATACCGATGAATCGAAGCCCTTCTTCAAATTGCTTTTTTGGTAAATCTCCATAGCGCGGAATAGTGAAATGATCTTTAAAGTCACGCCAGAAGTTCGAAAATACTTTTCTGTTTAGCTCTTTATATGCTGGCGACTCTTTACCGCCTAAGACTTTCATTATTTTTCTGTTAGCATTTTTTCTAATTCGAAATTCTTCCGAACCATCGATGCGCATTGTTTCTTCTAAGCTAGTTATTCTTTCATTGTGTTGTTCTAGAGCTTCTGAAGCTTCAAGTGTTAATTTCAACGAAGCCATTAATTGTTCTTTATCTGATAAAACTCTTGGTTGTTGCAACTTTTCTTTCATAGCTTTGAACTCGCTTAAAAACTTAACTTTCATTTTCATAGCTTCCAGTGTTATATAAGACATTGCTATAATTGCGAAAGCATCTTCACTTAAATCAAATTTTGTGTACCACTGTTTATTTTGCGAGTGCTGATATTGGGTCTCGCCAAAGTTGGCGGCACTCCATTTTTGCTCGCCAGCTTCATGCAACTTAATGATTTGCACTTTGACATCCCTAACAACTTTGTCGTGAGGTTTAGCAAAAACTTCTGCTACCGTTAAGGTGTCAGTCAATACTTTATCGTTTTGAATAAAAACTAATTGTTTCATTTGATTGCCTCCTATATGGCTTGTTTTCCATTGGACGATTCGTCCAGATTATTATTAAAAAAAAGTTCATCTACAGTGTAATTTAATTTGTCGGCAATTCTTTTTGCTAGGTATATTCCCGGGGTTCTTTTACCTTGCTCGATTTTGTAATAGTAAGATGCTGATATCCCAACTTGTTCAGCTAATTTTTCAACATCCTTATATCCTTTTTCTATTCGTACATTCCGTAGCTTAGTTCTCATGTAATCACCACCTTTATATGGACGAAATGTCTTATATATTCATATTAATGGACGATTCGTCCAAAGTCAATACTTTTCTACCCTTTTCGTCCAAAAATATTTTTAAGTTGGACAAATGGGGTAAAATGAAGAGTAATGGAGGAATAAATTATGAATTTTAATGATAGATTAAGTAACCTTAGAAAAATGCATAAGCTAAGTAGAGAAGAACTAGCAAAGAAGTTAGGTGTATCATACTCAACTGTCGCTAAATATGAATCCGGGACAAGAGAACCAGACTTCAATACGCTAGATAACATTTCCCTTCTATTCGATGTAACTACTGATTATTTACTAGGTAGATCTGATCAACCGCATCTGTCTAAAGAAGAGGATATAACATATTTTAAGAATAAAATTGCTGAAGAATTTCCAGACATAGACCTCATGTTTAAAGATATGAAATCTTTAACCGCTGAGGACATGAAGGAAGTTTATGAGTATATAAAGTTTAAAAAGAGTCAGAAAGAAAAGTAATATAAACGGGGGTTAAATGCGTAGCAAAATTATGTTTTTTATTATTTTTGCTGTACTTATTTTTAGAAGCAAAACCCCTATTTCTTTTGATAATTTGAACAAGGAGCAAACAGTTTTCCTGTTGAACTCCTTCTACTCGACAAAGATTTATATGATCTTTCTTTGAGATATCAATCTATGATGAGTAGCCATGTACGGTGTCCCAAAAGAAATTTTTTCTTTTGAAAAAAATTTAATCATTTAATAGGATTATAGAACTACAGACTATATAACTAGGAGGGGGTAAAATGGGGGTTATATTCGATGTATTGTTTTTCCTAAGCATGATTTTTATTGCATTAGGAATAATTTTACTATTAATAAAAGCATTATTTAAGAAAGGACCGTCTTTTAAAAAAGCGTCAATATTAGTTGCTTCTTCACTAACTGTATTTATAATCTCTGGAATATTCATGCCAGAATTAACACCTGAACAAAAGGCTAAAGTGGAAGAAAGGAAGGAAGAAAAAGAACTTGCTGCAGCTAAGCTAAAATCCGAAAAGGAAGAGCAAGAGAAACAAGAACGACAAGAGCTAGAACAAAAAGAAAAAGCAGATCAAGAACGCAAAGAAGAAGATAAAAAGAAAGAAAAGAAAATAGCTGAACAAGAAAATATGAAAAAAGAACAACAAGAAACAAAAGAAGAGGAAGAAAAATTAACAACACCTAAAAATGCGGTAAAAGAAAACATTAAAAACGAAAAATCTAAAGCCAAAATAAATTTATCTAACGCTAAAGATGCTAAATCTATTAATGAACTTTTAAAGAAAGATCATGATCGAATTGACAATGTCTTGCTTGAGAATAATATCGCAATTGTTATTTATGCTGAAGGATCATTTTGGTCGGAAACATCAGCATTCAAGGATTTTGCTATCGACTCTACCTCAATCATGAGAGAACTAAAAAACAATAAGAATCTAAAAGGAATTGGCTTTGTTCAAATGATGTCTATGACTGACCAAAAGGGCAATGAATCTATAGAAAGAACGATTATCACTCATTTTAATAAAGAAAATTATGATGAAATCAATTTTAAAAACTTTGTAAATCAAATTTATGCAGACTCAAGTAATTTTTATAAAGTTTCTAATGGATACTGGATGCATCCATCAATTTATCAAAATATAGAAGAAAAGACACTAAATGGATTACCTTTTGTTCCTGCTGAAAGCTCAAAAGGATTTAAAATGGTGTCAGATATCACAACTTAAGGTGCATTAACTACTGTACCTATTTTTTATCCAATGAAGAATTGATTTAAAATACAAAGAGAAAAGAACTGTTAGGGCTATCAAAGGTGTGCTTAAAGCGCGCCTACTACTTTACTCTTTAAACGAACATACTTTCTATTAACTGGGGGTTTATGGGTTGTACACGCACCTTGAAGATTACATATATGAACTATATACATCAATTGGAATTGAAATTCCTGCTAACTTAGACAAACAAATAATAGCTAAAAAATTAGGTGTAGAAATAATTTACGAAGAAGATAAGCTATTTAGATTTGACAACGAAATAAGTTTAATCAGAAGCGATATGAGACAAGAGTGGATGGATTTTGGTCATGAAATTGGTCACTATCTAAGACATTGTGGATGTCAGCTGAATATGCATCGTTTGTTTATAGATCTACAGGAATGGCAAGCGAACAACTTTGCTTATCATTTTTGCGTACCGACATTTATGCTGGGTAAGTTATATAACTATACAATATATGACGTTATGCAACTATTTAATGTTGATTATGATTTTGCTTACACAAGATTAGAAATGCACAAAAATAAAATGTTAACTGGAGGTTATTTTAATGAAGCTTATCTCACTAGAGCATAAACGAAGGAGGAAAAATAATGGCAAAAGGACATGCAAGGCCTAGAGCGAATAGTAAATGGCAGTTGGAAGTGGATCTCGGCAGCTATGTAGACCCGGCAACTGGAAAGACGAAGCGCAATCGAAAGTACAAGACGATTACAGCCAAGGGCTCCAGAGAAGCAGAAACAGAGCTGGCCCGATTTGTGGCTGAAGTAACAGGAAAAGGTTTTTATGAGCCTGAAAAGATGATGTTTATTGATTTTGTCAATCATGAATGGTTACCTAAACATGCTGAAAAGCATTTATCACATACAACCCTTGAAAATTATATCGGCTGCCTTGAAAGAAGGATACTCCCTGCTTTCCAATTTTTACGCTTGGACCAAATTAAACCAGTACATATATTAGATTTTCTGCACAACATCCAAGAAGTTGGAATGCGGCTTGACGGCAAAGAAGGCAAGTTGTCCAGTTCACAGGTTTTTTATCATTATAGAGTTTTAAACAATATTTTTAACTTTGCACAGAAACTTAAATTGATTAAGGATAACCCGGTAAAGAATGTGGATAAGCCAAAGGTAGAATATAAAGAGTCTAAAGTTTACACATTAGAAGAAGCGAGTAAACTGCTTGAGTGCCTCGAATTAGAAAGTGACGTTCCGCATTGGCAAATCATAATTAAACTGGCTATCACGACCGGCATGAGACGTTCTGAGTTATTTGGCTTGGAGTTTAAGCATTTTGACTATGATAATCGTATTGTGCATGTTAAACAAGCTCTAACATACACAAAGGAAAAAGGATACCAAGTGCATGAAATTAAAAAAGGAAACCGTACTTCCAATCAGAGGGATATAGTCTTATCCGAATCTCTCATTGCTCCCATAAAAAAGCTTGAACACCATCGAAAAAAAGAGAGACTTGCTGCTGAAAAATTATGGATGGATGGGAAGTATAATTTTATTCTAGCAGATATTACCGGGAAGCCCTTTAACCCAGAAGCGTTGAAAAACTGGTGGTCACGATTTATTAACCGGCACAAGTTAAAATATATAAATATTCATGCATTGCGACATACATCCGCTACTCTTTTGATAAACGAAGGTGTGCATGCAAAAGTCATTTCAGAACGTCTGGGCCATGCTGATATAAAAACAACAATGAATATTTATGGGCATGCCCTAAAACAAGCTGATGAACTGGCTACGAAAAAATTAGACGATGCCCTTTTCGGAACAACCAAAAAAGCATAA